CCCTCGGCATGAAGTGGGATTTCGATCAGAACATGCCCAACCACACGGTTGGCGCGGTGACTGGTTCGACCCCGATCGTGACCACGGCGAATCAGTCCGGCAACTCGATCAACACGAGCGGCTGGACCGTGAGCACGACCGTCCTGGTGAAGGGCGACATCTTCTCGATCACGGGCGTGTATGCGGTCAACCCGATCAGCTACCGCACGACCAACACGCTGCGCACCTTCGTCGTGCTGGCGGATGTGGCGTCGGATGGCGGCGGACTCGCGACCATCACGTTCGCTCCGGATCTGAACGCGACCGGCCCGAACTCGGGTGATCCGAATAACCCGCTCGGTTCGCCGTTCCAGACGGTGAACGCGCTGCCCGCGGCGAACGCTCCCATCTTCGTGTACGGCACCGCAGCCGGCGCGGCGATGAATGCAATCTCTGGCGCAGTCTCCACGCAGGCCCTTGGTTTCCACAAGGAAGCCATCACGGTCGCGATGGTGAAGCTCGAGAAGCCCGGCGGAATGGAATGGAGCGAAATCGTTTCGTCTCCGCGCTTCGGTGTGTCGCTGCGTCTCGTGCGCGGCTACGACATCCGGACCAACCGCAAGTACACCCGTTTCGATGTGTTGGGCGGCATCAAGACCGTCCGGCCCGAGATGGGATGCCGAGTCTGCGGCTAATCAACAGGCGAAGGGAGCCTGTTACGGCAGGCTCCTATCCCTTAAGGAGAAAAATCACGACCATGTTTACCGCAATCGCCTCCATCCGCAATCTGGCTATCTGCCTGTTGCTCGTCACTCTCGCATTCACCGGTGTGCCCTCCGCGCAAGCGCAGGCCTCCCCCACCACCACCACGCTTTCGACGGCCGTGTCTGCTTCGGACAGCGCTTCCACTGTCGTCGTCGCCTCGGCCACAAACATCAATGCTCCGGCCCTGCCCTTCTCTCAGGGCGGGCTCGGGTCGCCCTCTGCTGCCGCACTGACGCTGCTTATGGTCGACAACGAACTGATGCGCGTCAATGGCGTATCCGGCACGACCATCTCCGTCGAACGCGGCTACAACGGCACCACGGCGTCCGCCCACGCCGCGAGCGCCAAGGTCTACGTTGGGCCCGCATCGTACTTCACGGGCAATGAGCCTTCGGGTGTCTGCGTCTCGACGCAGCAGCCGGTGCTTCCGCGCGTGTCGTTCAGCCAGGGACCGACCGGCCGCAAGGCACGGTTGTGGAACTGCGGCAACTCGACCTGGACTACCTTCGACGGTTACGTGACCACGATCGGAGCGGCCATCGCTTCCGCCTCTACGATCGCGCCCACGAACCCGGTGCATCACGTCACGGGCACGACCAACGTCGTGAACATCACGCTGCCTCCAGCCTGCCCCGAAAAGACCTGCACCATCACCCTGATTCCCGATGGCTTGTGGTCGACCACCAATGCCGGCAATATCGCGATCGCGACCACGGGGGTAGTTTCAAAAGCCCTGATCCTCACATACGATCCGGGCACCTCGAAGTGGTATCCGAGCTACTGACGTCTGCGAGCGAGGGGGCGGCTCCTTTCACCTTTCCCGTGCCTCGCAACCTGGGCCGGACGCGAAACCCGGTCATCCTAGACTGGCTCCGGCCCAGCCTCCTTAACAATTTGAATCGCGGCTCATCCGCGGCAGCCGGGCGGCTGCATAACCGCCCGACCGAATTTCCCGAGGAGTAAACACCATGCGCGTCAACCGAGTTTTCACCATCACTGCGGGCACGCCGATTCACCTTCTGACCGGTTTGACCGTGGCCGCCGACATCCAGGCGCGGATGCCGCATCCGGTGTTCATCCGCAATTTGCGCCTGCAGATGGGAGCGGGATCGACCGACTACGGCATTCTCTATGACGGTGTATACCCGTCAAACCCCCAGCGATTGCCGGTGACAACCATTGCGGCCGACTTCAGTGCTGACCTGGCGGCACAGATTCCGGCTCCTGCAGTGGCGGGGCAACCCGGCATCGTGATCTATCTGAACAACGATTCGCCGGTAGGCAACATGCCCGAGGACGGACGCTGTAAGTTCATCGACGGGCACCACACGGGCGATACCGTCATCGCATCGTGGGACCAGGAAGAGACGATGAGGTAGCCATGCCCTGGAATCCGTCCGACGCCAAGAGCAAAACAAAAAAGGCGTCCACCCCGGCCAAGCAGAAGCACTGGGCCGATGTCGCGAACGCCGTTCTCGAAAAATCCGGGGACGAAGCCAAGGCCATTCGCATCGCGAACTCCGTCGTAAAGAAGTCCACGAAGCACTGGTCCGGCCACTAAGACGCGTTGCTGCCCGTATTGCTCTCGCCGATCGAGGCGGGCACTGGCTCTTCGGTCGGCTGGTTGGTCGGCGGAATTGGTGATGGCGTTTCGCCTGGCGCCCTTGCCGGCTGAAACACGACGCCGCGGATTGAGCCGACGATAGTGGCTGCCTGTTGCTCGGTCACGCTGCCGCGATCGACCGAGGCTTGCATTTGACTGGCGTGCAGGTGAAAGCCGTTGCGATCCAGCACGCCGATGATTTCTCCCAATAGCTGCAGGTTCTTCATGGGCAGAGCGTAACACCGAATGTCGAAACTCTCAAAGGCCGAAGCCGGATTTCAATGCAAGCCCGACACGGAGTATACGTGCTCGGATTGCATTGCTTTCAAATCTGCATCTCCCCACTCCCGGCCCGCTGGTTGCGCGCTGCTCGGCCCTGGAGAGCGGGTTAGCGGAAACTCGGGCGGCTGCAACTACTTCATGCACGGTGAAGCGGATTCGATCCCGTGGATGGGCGTTTACACCAAGACTGAACTGGGCTACGTCGAGAACAAGCACGGGTTTGGCTGCAAGCGGTGCGAGTACTTCGACATTCAGAAGTCCGACTGCTCGGAGGTGGAGCGCAACACGCCAGGCGCCGCGCCGGGCCTCATCCTTCCCACGACATGCTGCAATCTGTGGCAAGGCGACGAGAAACGGAAAAAGATGACGACACCGGCAGTGATGGCCTTCATCGCGGACTCACAGAGCAAACTGAAGTCCACGACCGGCGACACCAACCCCAAAGGCTTTTGGTCCTGAAATGCCCGATGACCAGCAGCCCGAAGCCAGCTATTCGAACATCCGAAAACTGCTCGGCAAGTACATCGGCAAACGCGTTGTCGACATCACGCAGCACGACGAAGACGAGTGGGCCGAAGACCAACAGGCCTACGTGATGCTCATGTTCGAGGACGGCGGCTACATCCAGTTCTTCATTGGAGACGAAGGGTTTATCTCCGATCAGGACGCGTACGAAGCGGCGGAAGACGATTCCGCAAGCGATTAATCCATGGCATCCTTCACACTCCCCGGCGTATCTCAATTCGGAACCGGCCTGTTCGGCGGCGCCGCGGCCTCAGTTGCGGGCACGTTCATCGTGAGCGACCTGCTCTATGCCGCGTATCGCGAAGCCGGAATCATGCCGCGCGCGGGTACGGGCTACTCCTACGAGGAAGCCGTGGACGGCCTGCTGGTCCTGAACCAGATGATCGACAAGTGGGCATCCGACCAGACGATGGTCTATTCCATCTCGCGGCTCTTGTTCTCGCTCGTCGCCAATCAAGGCTCGTACACGATCGGCGCCGGCGGCGACTTCAGCGTCACGCGACCGCCGCGCATCGAGCACGCGGGAGCGGTACTCTCCCTCGACCAGACTCCTGAAGTCCCGATGCTGATCTACAGCATCAACCAATGGCGCAGCGTCCGGGGAAAGGCCATCACCGATACCTTGCCGCGTGGTCTGTACTACGATTCGGGCGCACCCCTCGGCACCATCTACGTCTGGCCGGTCCCGTCCTCGACCCCGCAACTCGCCCTATACCTCTGGCAGTTCGTCACCGAGTACGAATCGACCGACACACAGGTGACACTACCGTACGGCTACCGAGCCGCACTGACCTATAACCTTGCGGTCGAACTGGCAGCCCGGTTCCCCTTGAGAGTGCAGAAGAACGCGACCCAGCTTCAGCTTGTCATTGAACTCGCGCGCCAGGGCCGGCAGATTATCGCCGCACTCAACGCTGACCTGTTCGCGCCAGGAGGGCAGGTATGATCGCCCTCGACGTCATCAAAGGCGCGTTTCGCGTGATGGGCATCCTGCACGAAGGGCAGGGGCTCGGCGCGGATGACATCGCCGGCGCCGTCATCGAACTGAATTCGCTCCTCGATGACTGCAACACCGAACGCCTGAACATCTTCCATATCCAGCGCATCACCTTCCCGCTGGTGGTCGGGCAGCAGACGTACACGATCGGGACCGGCGGCAACATCAACCAGCCCCGGCCGCCGAAGATCGAACGCGCGGGCTTCATGAAAATGGGCGATGGTTCAAGCCCGATCGAGATGCCCATGGAAATGCTCACGGCATCCGGCTGGGCCGCGGAACAGACCAAGGCTGTACCTTCGACGCTCGCCGACAAGCTGTACTACGAACCGGCCGCGCCGCTCGGACTCATCAACATCTGGCCGAAACCGGCATCGACCGATACGGTTGCCCTGTACGTGTGGGCGGTTCTCCTGCAGGTTGCGGATGAAACCGTAACGCTGAACCTGCCCTACGGCTATCAGGACTTCCTCCGGTATCAGCTCGCCATCCGGATGTGGCCCGAAAAAAAGCCAATGGCTCCGATCCGGCAGGACGTGTGGGACGAACGCGAGCGCACCAAGCTCTACATCCAGGGACTCAACGCCCAGTTCCTCGACGTCCCCGTGCAGCAGGCGCCCCCGCCGCCGACCGGCAAGACGCAGAACGCGCCGACACCAGAAACCGACACCACGAAAGGGCAGGGCTAATCCATGACCGTCCAGGACCTCGTTACTCATGCCCTCGAAGATTGCGGCCGGTTGAAGCCAGGCGGCACGCCCGGCACGGTCGAATCGGCAGTCGGACTGCGAACGCTGAACGCCATGCTCGACACCTGGAAGACCGAGCGGCTCATGGTCTACGCCGAGGTTCGGACCGAGTTCGACATCATCTCCGGGCAGCAGACGTACTCGATCGGAACCGGAGCGAACTGGGACGTGGAGCGGCCGGAACGCATCGAGCGCGCCGAGTTCATCTTCACCAACACATCGCCCGAGGTGGAAGTCCCGGTCAAGATCCTAAGTCCACAGGAGTGGGCAGCCCTCACGCCGAAGAAACTCACCAACACCATTCAGACCATGCTCTACTACGAGCCTACGGTCCCGAATGGCACGGTGACGCTCTGGCCGAAGCCCACGCAAAACTGGAAGATCGCGGTATGGACCTGGCGCACGATCGGGCAATTCGCGTCACTCGCGACCACGATCAATCTCCCGCCCGGCTATCAGGAAGCGATTGAATACAACCTCGCTGTCAAATTGGCGGACAAGTACCCGGACACGGCGCGCGTGTCTCAAGTAACGGTTGAGGCTGCGCGATCGGCCAAGCGGAAGATCAAGACCATGAACGAGCCCGTGCTGCAGATGCAGTGCGAAGGCGGCGACATGGGCGTTGAGCAGAACGCCGGACGTCGGTGGAATATTTTCAGCAATCAATACAACCCGTAGAATGGTCGATATGAACACCTCGCGCCGCGGCTTCCTCGGAATGCTCGCGGGCGCAGTACTGGCAAAAGTGGTCGGGCCGAAAGTCTTAGTCCAGCCTACCGAGCCGATCTGGAAGCAGGCGCTGTCTCTCTCTCCGAAGGCCACGCCGGTTGAAACCTTCATGCCGCTTGAAGTCATGGCGCAGAAGGTGCTCGAGGTGGTGGATCGGGAAATCAAGTGGCTGCGGCTCGATCGGTTCGATACCAATGACGTTGGAATCGGATGGCGGGATTGGTACCGCGGAGATACGGTTGTTCTGCGTCCCCCGCAACGGTTTGTCGCCCAGTTGCAAGATGATGAGCCGTGGCCGCGCCCCTTAATCGAACGTCTCGTGCCGGTCCAACTCATGTACAACGCTGGCGCCGATTTAGCGATGGACCCCCTTCGCGATAACCCTACGCTTGAACAGTTCACCAAGGCATACATCGAGCCAACTGGATATGCGATGGCCGAGCGAATCATCGACGCGGTCCGGGCTCACGGCGGCGCGGGCGCGATGGTAACAGTGCCTTGCCAAATCCCCGGCGGCGTCATTCGCTCCGTCGACGCACGCAACTCGGAAGCCCGATTGTCGCTACGGGCAATTGAGGATTACCACCCGGGGTTCGATCGCCGAATCACCCGGTTCGATATCCTGTTCGGCCTCGCGTAAGACTTCAACCTTCACTTTAGAAAGCAGCTATGTCACTTCTGAACCAGAACACTCGTAATTTCGCCGCGCAGCCGGTGGACCCGAACTACCCTGCGTATCGCTTCAACCGCGTAGGACAGCACCGTCTCGTAAAGAGCCAGGCCGAAGATGAAAAGGCCGAAGAAGACGGCTACGGCAAGGAATACGTTGCCGCGCCCGAACCGGCCGCGCCGGAAGTACCGGACACGGTGGAAGGCCTCAAGCAAAAGCTCTTCGCCATGAACGAGAAGTTCAATAGCGCGTGGGACAAGCTGACCATGGAGCACGACGAAACGCTCGGCGAGAATCGGGAACTGAGGGCGGAGAACGAGAAGTTACGCGTTATGAACGCCGACCTTCAAGAAAAGATCGCGCAATTCTCGGCTCCCAAACCCGCGCCGTCCCAGCCCGAAGCCGCTCCTGAATCTGCGCCTGTGTCGAATTCGGAAGCAAAGACTTCCCCAAAACCGAAGGCCAAAGGGTAATCCGGTCCCGCTCCACGCGCGCTACGACGAACTTCTGTAGCAATCGTTCGCCGGTTTCTTTGTCGATGACCGGCCCGAGGGTAATTGGGTTCACTGCGTAGCGGCCGGCAAACTCCAGCACGTCGCCCACCTCGAGCAGCGCGATCTTCGGCGGCGGAGGAATGAAGATCTTCTTCCGTCCCGGCTCCCATAGAAGCCTGTCCGGATCCGCCGCAGCGGCAAGCCCGGCGGCGATGGTGGCAAGGAATGCGCGGCGATTCCCGAAAGCCTCTCGTATGTGCCGTCCACGCTGATTTTATAGAAGCCCTCGACGGTCATCGCATACACGTGCTCGCCCTCAGTAAATAGGTCGATGACCGGCGACCCATCCGGCAACTCGACAAGTAGCTCAAGCTGATTCTCCGTCCAGTCGGGCAGCTTCATTCCCTCCATTATCCGGTGATCCTATGACCGTTCGCGACTTCCTCACAGACGTACTCGACCTGATGGGCGTCATCTCCGCAGGCGAGACGCCGGCAGATTCCGATATCCAGTTGGCCTTGCGCCACGCGAACCGGCTCCTCGATGCCTGGAACGCGGACCGCTTCAAGATCTGGAGTATCCAGCAGCAAGAGTTCACGCTCACCTCGGGGCAGGGAACCTATACGATCGGCGACCCAACAGGTGCAACTACCACACTCGCCGCGTCCAGACCCACGGCTATCCAGACGGCGACCATCATCCTGGCATCCGTACCAGTCGGCAGACCATTGGATCTGTTGACGGCCAAGGAATGGGGGGCTATCACCGAGAAGACCATCCAGGGCCATCAGCCGACCAAGCTCTACTACGACTACGGCTTCGGCGCCACGACCTTCGCGGCTGGCAGCACACCGATTCCCGCCGGGACCATCTACCTGTGGCCCGTGCCGATCGACGCCAATACCAAGCTCGACCTGTACACGTGGGCGCAGCTTTCCCGCTTCGGCACGCTTGATGATGTCATCGTCTTCCCACCCGCTTACGAGCAAGCCCTGATGGGCGCGCTTGCCCTGCGACTCTTCCCGGCCTTCCAGATGCCGGTTGACCAGGTAATCGCGGCCAACGCGGGCTACGACGATCAGATTCTCCGCCAGTTCAACGTCAGCATCCTGCGCGCGGCAGCCGGTGAAGCCACCACCCTGCAGGCGCCCGAAATGGCAATCCCGCAGCCTCCACCTGCCCAGCAATAACCAATCCCGCCCCGGAGCCCCTATGCGAATTCTCGCTATCCTCTCCCTCGCCGTAAGTTCGCTGTCCGCCCAAACCGCCGTGTTCCCTGGCGCGGTCGCGACCGATTCGCAACTGTTCCGCGGCGTCAACAACTTCAAAACCACTCTGGTCGGCAGCATCACTTCCTCGGCCACCACGATCACGGTTACGAACGCGGCCGGCATCCAGACCCCGATTCTCCTCACCGTCGATAACGAAGTCATTGCCATCTGCGCGGCAGCCGGCAACGTGCTCACGGTCGGCAAGTCAAGCTGCCCCAACCTGGACGGCCGCGGATTCGACGGCTCGACAGCCGCCAGCCATTCGAACGGCAAGGACATCTCAAACTTCGTCAACGCGTGGTACGAGAACTCGCGCGCGAAGGAGATTGAGGCGATCGAGGCCGCGCTCGGACCGAACCTTTCGAACATCGCGGGCGGCGGCGTTCAGCTTCCCAACAAGATCTTTGCCGGTCCCGTCAGCGGTGGAGCGGCTCTCGCTACCTTCCGCAGTCTGGTGTCGGGCGACCTGCCCGTCATCACACTTTCGGGAGACGTCACCGGAACCACCACCAACACGATTATCTCGAGCGTGGCTGCTTCGTCCCTCACTGGAACGATCGCCGCAGCCCGTCTGCCCCTGCCCACTGGCGGCACGGTCGGCGCGGTGAAGGCCCTGACCTGTACCACCGGCCAGTTCATCACGGCTATCAACACGGACGGGTCGGAAACGTGCGGCGTCCCGGCTGGCGCGGGCGACGTCATTGGGCCTGGCGCAGTCACAAGCGGCTTCGTTCCGCAGTGGTCGACGTCCAACACGCTAACCACCGGGCTTGCGGTTTCGGCCACGCCTGGCGCGAACACGATCGTGGAATCGGATGGCAGCGGCAAAATTGCCGCAGGGTATCTTCCCAACCCAACCGCCTCGACTTTGGGCGGCATCCGCAGCTATGCAGCCGTACCGAACCAGTGGATTAACACGATCTCGACCTCTGGCGTCCCCAGTTCCTCGCAGCCGGCCTTTACCGACATCTCGGGCACGTTGAGCGGCGCGCAGCTTCCTACGTTCACCGGAGACGTTACCAATTCGGGCGCGGCGATGACGCTCGCGACGGTTAACTCAGGACCGGGTGCGTGCGGCGATAGCAGCCACGTGTGCGTCATCACGACCAACGGTAAGGGACTGGTCACGGCGCAAACGGCGACGGCGATCTCCGTCTCCTCTGTCTTCGGCACACAGACAGCCAATACCGTCTTCGCCGGGCCCACCTCGGGCGGAGCGGCTTCCCCGGGCTTCCGCGCTCTCGTCTCGGCTGATATTCCCAACAACGCCGCAAATACCAGCGGCACGGCCGCAGGGATCACGGGCTACACCTTTCTCGGTACCGCAACGCAGATCCTGGTCGGCAACGGGACCTTCACCAATGGCGATTGCGTTTCGGTCGGCGCCGCGGGCAACCTCGTGGACGCGGGCGCACCGTGCGGAGCGTCGGGCGGCGCCGGAACGGTCACGAGCGTCGGACTTAGCCTTCCCGGTGAGTTCACGGTTACGAACTCTCCCGTAACGACCACGGGCACCCTCACTGGCGCGTGGGCCAGCCAGACGGCCAACAAGGTCTTTGCGTCACCGAACGGTTCAACCGGCACGCCGACCTTCCGCGCTCTCGCATCTGCCGACATTCCGAACAACGCGGCCAACACCTCGGGCAACGCAGCCACGGCAACGGCTCTCGCTTCGGCTCCGACCACCTGCTCGTCCGGCAGTTACTCCCGCGGCGTCGATGCCTCGGGAAATGCACAGGGGTGCACCTCGGCCCTGGCATCGGTCGCGCTCTCGCTGCCCAACATCTTCAGCGTTTCGGGCTCTCCGGTCACGGCGCCCTCGGGTACCCTTACCGCCACGCTCGCCACTCAATCGGCCAACCAAGTCTTCGCTGGACCGACCGCTGGTGGCGCGGCAACTCCTGGATTCCGCTCGCTTGTGGTGAATGACATCCCCACGGGATACGCCTACTCGAGCTTGTCCGGCGCACCGACGATCTACAACCAGCAGACCCAATCGAACGCGGTCAACGTCACACAGCGGCTCAACCAAAACTTCACGAGCCAGTTCACGCTCACCGATAGCGCGGGTTCGAATCGCACGACGATCGACCTGGCGACGACCATCACCGCGAATACTTCCGGAAACGCCGGCACGGCAACGGCCCTCGCCGGGACGCCGAGCCAGTGTACGGCCGGACAATTCGCCACGGGTATCACGGCGGCGGGTAACGCCAACTGCTCAACGCCCTCGGGCGCGGGCACGGTGACGTCGGTCGCTCTGTCGGCCCCTGCCGAACTATCGGTTTCCGGCTCGCCGGTTACGACCTCCGGTACTCTCGCTCTCTCGTGGGCCAGCCAGACGGCCAACAAATTCCTTGCCAGCCCCAACGGTTCGAGCGGCACGCCGAGCTTCCGCGCCTTGGCATCGGCTGACATCCCCAACAACGCAGCCAATACGACCGGCACGGCGAGCAATATCACCGGCACGGCCCTGGTTGGGAATGGCGGTACGGGACAGACGTCGTTTGCTGCAAACCGGCCCTTGATCGGCAACGGAACCAGTGCGATCGCGCAGGGCACCATCACCGGCAATACCCAAGCCTTTGTTACGGCATCGGGCACACTGACGGCTGGATCTCTTGCTGGATGGGATTCGAGCGGGAACCTCGTAAGCGCGGGCGCATTGCCCACGATCAACGCCACCGCATCGACGGCCCTTGGCGGCTGCGGGCTGGCGATGGACGGCACGACGGACGACACGGCCGCACTGAAGGCCTGCATCGACAATCACCCGACCGGAGCCAAGATCATCTTTCCGCCGGGCACGGCAATTTTGGACAACCTCGTCATTGGTAATGGTGTCGAAACCACGGCTACCGTTTCATTCGCGTCTGGCTCGCGTACGGTAACGCCCGGCGACATGACGAACATCATCGTCGGCAAGGTGCTGTACGTCGCCGATGCCACGATCGGCACCAGCACGTTCACGAATTTTGAATCCGTCACAGTGACGGCCGTCACCTCGACCACCTTCACCGCGACCTTCGCCAATTCGCACTCCGGCAACATGGACATCATTGCGGTATCCACCGTAAAGAACATCTATCTGGAAGGCGCGGGCGCATCCATGGCTCCCGAAGATAGCGTCATCAGCTCGGGCGTTCTCGGGCTCACCACGTTGAGATATAAGTCCACCGGCGCGAATGCCCCCGGCTCCTACGTCATCCGCTTCGCCGGTCCCATTTGGGGCGGTGGAGTTCGCAACCTGATGATTCACGGCGCCACGCGCGCCTTCGTCGGCATCCGGATGACGCACACCTTCGGAACGGTGCTGCAAGACGTTGCCCTGCGGTACATGAGCGACAACGGATCCGTCGCCGACCACGCCATTGTCGTTGAAGCGCAAGCCACCAACAACGCGGCGGACAGCATTCCTGGAGATCCACGCTGCGGCAATGGAGCAGGGCAAAACTTCTTTGACAACATCGCCATCATGCCCAACGGCGGGCTATCGGGCGGTATCCGGCTCGGCGACACGAATTTTGACGTCTGCAGCAACAAGTTCGGAAAGATGTGGATTGAGTATGGCGGCTATCCTTCGAGCCATGCGATCCAGATCGTTCAGTCGGACTCGAATAACTTCGCCGACGTCAGCGCCCGCCCGGCAACGGGCGTAGGTGTATCGGGCATCCAGGTGACGAGCGGAGTCGCCCGCATCACCACGTCATCCGCACACGCCATGCCTGCGGGCTCGATTCACGGTATTTGGGTGGCGGGTGCAACAAACTGCGCCGCGACCGCAGTTACAGCGCTGCAGGGCAACTTCCGCGGCACTTACGTAGACTCCACTCATATCGACTACCCCGCGCCTGGCGTTTCCAACGGCGCCTACTGCGCTTCGAGCGTCGGCGGCGTCGGGGTGCAAATCAACGACAACGGCAACAATGCCGGCGAAACCTTCGGGCACGTTCACGCCGACAACGGCGTCATCTCGCTCAACAACTCGACTTCGTTCCCGCTGAACATGGTGCATAACCTGCACATCGAAGCCAATTACTACGAGTATGCGAAACCCAATAACTTCGGCACCTCGCTCGCCGTTTCCTCCAACCAGGGCGAACTGGCGAACTACTCGTTTGCGAACGCGGTCGGCTTCCGGCATCTGACGGACGGGTCGCTGCTCACGGCCCTCGACGTCAATCAGACTAGCGGCGACATTTTGTTCGGATATGCCGGCGGAAACTTCCGCGGCGCATCGGCGGTGCACTTGGTTCCCTCCGCCGACCTGGATGGGATGCTGGGTGACTCTACTAACCGCTGGGGGCAAGTCCACGGCTACAACGTAACGGCCTGGAATAACTTTACGGTTCCCTCGATCGCGGCAGGCAGTGCAACTCTGGACGTCTGCGCAAATACGGCGGGCCTCTTCGCTACTTCGCTGAGCACATGCCACCCGGACGCGTTCGTTTACAACAATACTTCGGATACGACGGTCGCCACGAGCACGAGCGGCACGTTCAGCGGATCGACCTCGGTCGCCTTTGACGCTGAGATCCGGGATAACGGCAATCTCCACTCGACTGTTACCAACAACACCCGCCTGACTATCGGCTCCGGACAAGACGGCTTCTACGACTGCATTGGACAGGCGAAGTGGACAGCGAACAGCACGGGCGGAAGGGCTCTCGGAATTTACAAGAACGGTTCGCTCTACACGATCAAGACGGACCAGGCGCCAACCATGGCGCAGAACTTCGTCCAACAGATCCACGTCTTTATCCCCGTCGCTGCCGGCGATTACATCGAAATGGCAGGCGGACAGGATAGCGGCGGAAACCTCACCATCATTCACGGCAGTTCCAGCACCTTCCTGGCCTGCCGCCGAATGGGCAACTAATCTCAAACTCACAGAAAAGGAAACATGAACACTCGAATCGCACGCATCGCTTTCGCCGTCCTGGCTCTCTCGATCGGGAGCGCCTTCGCGGCAGACACACCCAAACCCGCAACCCCGGCCAAGGATCCCATCACGGACGCGCAGCGCCTGAAGTTCCGCGATAGCGAGCGCGCCCTCCTGCAGCTCGGCCTGAAGTTCAAGGAACTCGAGCTCCAGGCCGCGCAGTTGAATCAGCAGATGGCCAGTATCCGCGCCGACGCAACCGCACAGATCGCGGACATGCAGAAGGGGTGCAAGGCCGAGGAAACGCTGAACGCGGAAACGCTGAAGTGCGAGCCCAAGCCCGAGCCACCCAAGCCCGAGGCAAAGAAGTAAGGACCCCCATGAAGATCACTCTTCCCAGTCTCCCCGAATTCTTCGAAGCTACCCGGCGCGGCGACAAAACTCACGAGATCCGTAGCCGCGCCGAGATTCCAGCCACTTTCAAGCCGGGCGATCGCATCGTGCTCCGGGAAACGGCGGCCGTGTCGGACACCGAGCAGATTGCGAAGCCGACCGGCCGTACCTTGACCGTCGAGTGCACCTACATTTCGCCGGCAGATGAAGGACACGGAAAACTGCCGGACTTCGTGTACTTCAGCATCCGCAAAGTCGGCTATGTCCGCCGAATCGTGGACGCGGTTACTCCGAAGCAGCCGGTTGAAGTGACTGGCGCATCCAAGCGGGCGCGGTAGCTTCGGCCAGTTTCCAGCCTGCAAAGGCAAATCCGCCCGCAAGCACGAGCAGGAACAGCAGTACCGACCACCCCAACCTTAACCGCATAGCAGAAGCATAAAGCCAAATCGATGGTCTTTCCAGGGTTTATTGGCGCCGGTTATCAGAACATCTCGAAGTCGTCGGACGGCGAAGTGTCGATCAACTTCTACCCGGAGTTGGTCGGCGGGCCTGGAGTCCACGGGAAATCGCCTCTCATTCTCGTCGGCACTCCGGGCCTTCGTCTATTTGCGACCTTGCCGAATGGTCCGGTCCGGTGTCTCTGGTCGGGCGATAACCGCATGTTCGCGGTGGGCGGTGCCTACCTGTGGGAAATCCTGGGCGACGGCCGCGTCGGGTCTTATACGCCTGGCGGCGGTCCCTTCCTGGCCGGTGTGCCGGTCGGGTTCGTGGGCAATGCCGCAACGCCCGCGCAGATCTTTTCAAACGGCAATCAACTCTTCATCGTCTCGGGCAGCCAAGGGTATCTCGCCGATGGTTTGACGGTGACGCCGGTCGTGGATGCGGTCCAGGGCGCGTATCTCGATACGTACTTCCTGGCGCAGCAGCCGGCAGGCCTGAACACCCAGTCCGGGAAGCAATTCAAAATCTCGGGACTCCTCGACGGTACCACCTGGGATCCGCTCGACTTCGCTTCAGCCGAGGGGTCGCCCGAGAACATCGTCGGCATCATCGCCGACCACGAAGAACTGTGGATCTTCAAACTTTGGTCTACCGAAGTTTGGGTCAACAACGGCGCGGCTAACTTCCCCTTCCAGCGCATCCAGGGCGCTTTCATCGAGCAAGGCTGTATCGCCGCGTTCTCGATCGCGAAGGTGGATAACTCGGTGTTCTGGCTGGGCGGCGACCAGCGCGGCGCGGGAGTCGTCTGGCGCGCGGTCGGCTACACCCCGACCCGGATCTCGAATCACGCCGTAGAGCAGGCCATTCAGGGATACTCCACGATCTCCGATGCTGTGGCCTATGCCTATCAGGAAGCGGGACACACGTTCTATGTCCTGCACTTCCCGACAGCCCGGCACACCTGGGTGTACGACGTCGCCACGCAGATGTGGCACGAGCGTCTGTACTGGAACACGGCCACCGGGCAGTTCGACGCGCACCTCGGCCGCTTCCACTGCTACGCCTTCGGCGGCGGCACGCCCTCGACGGTGAACCCGTATTTCCCGCCGCAGCACTTTGTCGGCGACCATCGGAACGGGAATATCTACGTCCAGTCGCTGACCGAGTACTCCGACAACGGCCATGACATCCGCCGTGTGCGCAGCTCGCCGCACGTGAACCAGGAAATGCACTGGATGAAGTACGGGCGGTTCGCGCTCGACCTTCAGACGGGCGTCATCCCTGCTGGCTTTGACCGGCCGGCGAAGGTGACGATGCAGATCTCAAACGACGGTGGCTACACCTGGGGGAACGAACAGGACCGGACATTTTCACTCGGCGAGTATCCCGGGCCGAAGAAACTCCAGTGGTTCCGCGGTGGACGCTCGCGCGATCGCTGCTATCGCGTCATCGTCTCGGACCCGATTCCATGGGTGCTGGTTGAGGCGTACCTCGACGTGGCACAGGGAGACGGGGCTTGACGATTCCCGACAACCTCGAAGAGCTTCTCGACGCGCTCGCGCGCAAGGCTCAAGGCAAGGCTTTGACTGCCAAGGATACCGTCGTGTTGAACGCGTGGCTCAACCGCAACAATCCGCCGAAACCAACCGGAGCGGCAAAATTCGGCGAGACGGGAATGGGTTCATAAAATGGCGGAATCTCGACCGCGAGCTGTTCAGGGACATCGGCGGCTCAATGGAGTCTGGCTGCCGCCACGGAAGGCCCAGTTAGTCGAGCTGCTGTGCAGGGGAATGACTACCAAGGATATGGCCACCGAAACCGGCCTGTCCGTGGGAACGGTCAAGTTGTACCTCGCGCAGATCTATGGGTTATACCGAATGCGCGATGCCGCCAATGAGAAGCTCGACATGCGAACCTCGGTCGTAATTTGGGCGGTGCGTGAATGGGGAGGCGGACCTGCCGAATCGCATCACTGCGGTCTGTACAACGTAATGCTCCTGAAGCATATTCACGATCACGTGATGAAAGTAGTCAGAGAGTCGTTCTGTCGTCCATACTGAAGCCATGAATAATCGCAAACTCCCCACGCTCCTGTTACTCGCTGTCTGCTTAGTTCAGATTGGCGCGGCGCAAACCAGATCATCCTCCCGGCCCTTGGTCGCAGGCGACCTCGACACTTCCGGCGCCATCACCAGCAGCGCAACTCTGACGCTAGGATCAACGGTGGCCTGTATCGATGGCAGGACCGGGGCGCTCGTTTCATGCGGCTCAACAATCCGGCAGCACAAGCTCGTCACCCGCGACCAGGTGGATGCGGCGGCGCGCATGATCAAGGCTTCTGAGATCGCACCGACCGAATACCAGCGGGTGGCGATGTCGATCGGCTTGAACCCGTCGCCGGTCCTAGACGAAGCCGAACTGCTCAGCGCCATCAAGGACCTCGGCCTGAAGGTCTACGACTACGAGAAGGTCGATGACTTCCTCTACTCGAAGGCCAAAAAGCAAAGCGCCAACACGGAATGGGTATGGAAACCATTGCGCGATGACGACGTGAAGATGATCCTGGCCGAGGGCTCTCGCTGGCACGATCACGTGGGTTTGATGTCAGCCACCCAGTATCAGCACGCCGTTCCGATCCGAGTGCTGCGGAACGTCCAAGCGCTGCTCGAAAAGATGCCGGGCGCGAAGTTCTTTGTCTCCGACTACGAAGTCATCAAGCCGGATCCGTTCCTTGCGGTGACGACGGCGAAGCTGCTGCCGGCCAACAAGGTGTTCATCATCGACGTGTGGGATGAACCAGGGTTCGAAGAAGTCACTAAGACCGCGCTTGTAGCATCGGCGCGGTAGGCGAGATCTGCCCTTGCCGTGCGCATGGCAAGGGTGGTAGGGGTACGCTCGCTGGTGACGCTGGATCATCCCCCGTCCGCCTATAACCAGTCACGGCGGAAATTGAAAGGCGAGCGACAAAGTTATGGAAGTCAAACGATTCAACATCGGATCTCGATGGGCAGAGATGGAAGATTCCATGTCCGTCTCTCCTATCACCTCAGTGGATTCCCGCGACAAGCATTACCGTCTGGAAATGGGCGACATGACCGTCGACCTTACCGGCGAACAAGCGGCTGCACTCTCCGAAAAACTCGCCTCTTTGCGTTAGTTCGCTCGCGCGAATAATGCCGCGAATGCAAAGATAGATAAGACTCGTTATCAGGATTTGTAGGTGGAAGTTACTGCTGGAAGGCTTTTCGGATGGTAACTGAACGCTGAATAGTTCGCAACAATGGCAAGGACGTGTAGCGACTTCCCCGACGCCCCTTCGTGCTGCGATTCCTGCCACGAAGACGCAGACGAATATGGTTACGATCTGTGCGAAGTTGAGATCGGACCCGACGAATACGCGGTCGTGTGCTGCAAGGTATCGAACTACTTAAGAAATCTGCCCGAACGCACTAACGGCCTGCTGGCACCGCCGATCGATCCAATCGTCTAGCTCGCTTTCGGAGATCGGTCCCTCCGACTCCAGTTCCATCAGGATCTCGCCCACGACTTCACCGAATCCGCCCTGCGTGCCGACCACTTAGCGAAGTAACACATTCACGACTCGCTGGTGAAGATCTTCAGGCACCTTCTCCATTCTTACCCATGGCAACCTTCCTCAATCCATACGCTCCACCTCCGTTCCGCGACTTCCTGCTGCAGGAAGGTAAGCCCGGTACACCTGCGCACGAGCTGCTCATGGGTCCGTCCTGGCAGCGATGGCTGAAGGCCGCGACCGCATTCCGTTCTCCGCTTAACATCCTGCAGTTCGGCGCGGATCCCTCGGGACGCGTCGATTCCTCGCGCGCAGTCAACTCCGCAATCCAGACGATCATCCAGCAGGGCGGGCTCGGCGCGATCTACGCACCGGCCGGCACGTACCTCCTGAACTTCCCGGTCATCTTCCCCAACACCCTGATGCCGACCATCCTCTATGGAGACGGCGCGGCGACGATCTTCCTGCGCGGCGCCGACATGCCGGATAACGTCGGCCTGTTTGACGTCTCGGCGAGCGAATTGACGCTCATGAGCTTCCTGGTGGATGGCGGGGTGACGACGCCGGTAGGCGTGAATTACTCGACCTTTGGCGGCAACCCGATGTTCGGACTGCTGACCAAGAACAGTTCATTCTGGCTGCATGGCGGCATCTCGAATGTCCTGTTCGAGCGCATCATCATCCAGCACACGGGCGGATACAGCGTCCTGATCGACCCGGTACTCCAGAACATCAAGAACATCGCTTTCCTTGCCTGCACGCTGCGGAACAACCGGCCACACCTGTTCGGCACCGATGACTCGCAACTGATCTTCGGAAGCTGGACTAGCGGCATCTTCGTCAACGGCGACGGCCGCAACGCCGGGCAAAAACAGGTCTTAGACGGCTTCATTGTCCGCGGCTCGAAGTTTCTGCGCAACACCGGTAACTGCCTCTGGTCGCACCTCTACGGCCTGGACGAGCTTCACTCCTCGTTCCAGTTCACCGACAACTACTTCTTGGATTGCGGGCTCGACGCCATTCTCGTGGGCGGAGTCGCGGGCGGCGTCGTCACCGGCAACCAGCTACGGCGCATCGGCTACACGACCATCGATGACAACTCCCAGTCGGTACCGCGGTGGCTGCCGAATGCACCGGCCACGGCGATCGACTCCGCAGGCCTGGTGCGCGCGGTCAATTACTCGAACAACTCCATCTACTCACCGAACGGCGGATCTCTCGACCTGGACGGCCATGGCGAATCGACCATCACCGGCAACACGATCAAGGTTCCCATCCCGGGAGAGCAGGAATACGACGAGGACCAAATCGGCATCTCGGGACCGCTGAACAACGGCACTCACTCGTACGGCATCAACACCAACAATTCGAACAACGTGGTGGATGGCGCCCGGTACATCAATATCGTCGGCAACCGGTTCCTGAACCTGCGCGAAGGCGCCATCCGCATGTACGCCTGCCGCGACTCGCAGGTAATCGGTAACTCGATCGTGGCGTCGGATGACAGTGCAACCCCGATCATCATGGGGTGCGTGGGCCCGGGCGACTACCAGCGGGCGCAGCGGAACATCATCCGCCATAACTCGATTCACTGGAGCCCGCCCAATGCCGGTACGCCGGCAATCTTCGAAGACGATTCCCTCGGAGCTTTCGACCCCAGCGATTACAACTCCGTCTTCGGCAATAACCCCATCATCGGCAACGGCAACGCGATCGAGTTCATAAAGTCGCCCAATAGCAGTTCCCACGTCTACGATCCGACCGTCTGGTTCCCGGATCCGAGCGGTGGGGGTGGTGGTGGCTCGCTGCCCCCGGGCGGCACGACCGGCCAGGTGCTGACCAAGGCTTCGAACGCGGACGGCGATGCGGATTGGGAAAACGGCACCCCCGGACCCGCAGGCCCTGCCGGACCGGCGG